CCTTTTTTCACACCCAAGAAAGTAACAAAAAGGGGGTTTTTTATTATATTTGTTGCAAATATGAAACATTTAAACAAACGAGCTAAAGAAATTTACGATAAAATAGTTGACGACTTTAGCGCAAATAAAAATTGTGTCGACTTGGATTTAATTGGGGCGTACGCTGTGGAAATGGAAACATTTGAGAGGGCATGCAAGAAAATAAATGCAGCGGAAGAGATTACGGCTGCGCCTTCTGGTTATCCAATGATAAACCCCTGGTATACTATTCGCAAGCAATCGCTCAGAGCAACTCAAGAAATCGCAAAGATTTTGGCAATGACCCAATTGCAAGACAAACAAAAAACTAAAATAACAAAATTAGAACTTTTAACTCATGGCAAAAAAATACAGAATCAAAAAACAGGCTGAGTTTTACATCATTGAGATGGCAAACGGCAAACAATGGAAGGAATGTGATAAGTTCGGACTATGGTCTGATCATCCGCATTTATATAGAAACGAATTTATTGCAAATGTTAATAAGCAATATTTCGAGAATCGCACCACTACGAAAATAGTTGAGGATGAGCAAAGCGATCCAATACTGTGAAGAGATAATTTCAAAAAATATACCAGCGTGCAAGCACGTTGTAAACGCGTGCAAAAGATTTAAAGCTGATTTAAAGCGGAAGGATATAAAATTTGAGAATGATTTATATCTTCATGCGGTCCAGTTTATCGAAGAGCTTGAGCATTCGGTCGGTTTATATGCGGGCAAGAAATTTATTCTTGAACCTTGGCAGCATTTTATAATTGCGAATATATTCGGGTTTGTTAAGTTGGACGGAACTCGAAGATTTACCCGGGCATACGTTGAGGTGCCTCGTAAAAATGGCAAGTCGACATTTTCAAATGCGATAATGCTATACGGTCTTATTGCTGATGGTGAGGAAGGGGCGCAAGTTTATTCTGCAGCTACAAAACTAGATCAGGCAATGATGGTATTTTCGGAGGGCGCTCGAGTATGTAAACAACTGGACTGGCTGCGAGATGATGTGAATGTTTATAACTCTGTTAATAACAGGCGCATAAATTTTGGAACGTCCGTATATCGACCCCTCGAATGGAATCCAGGTAAGCAGGACGGATTGAATACTCATTTCTGTTGCATTGACGAATATCATGCTCACAGCAATGATGAGCTTTATAATGTGATTAGGAATTCAATGGGTGCAAGAAGTCAACCGTTGCTGTTTACAATTACAACTGCAGGCTTCAATCGAGAGTCTGCCTGTTATAAACATCGAGATTATTGTGTAAAAGTTTTGAATGGCGGAGTTAATGATGACGCGTTGTTTTCGGTTATCTATTCATTAGACGATAAGGATGACTGGACAGATTCCGCCAACTGGCAAAAGGCAAACCCGAATTGGGGCGTGAGCGTGAATCCTCGTCAATTGGAAGAGGGATTGAATGAAGCTCGTGAGTTGCCTCACAAACAAGTTGAATTTAAAACTAAGTTATTAAATGTTTGGACAGATACGGCCACCACTTGGATAAGTGACGATAAATGGAATGAATGCCGGAATGAGGATGATCCGACTGGCGTTTGTTTTGGTGGTTTGGATTTGGCGTCAACAGGTGACTTCTGCGCTTTTAGTTTAATATTCCCATCTGATGGATATAAAGTAAAAACTTGGTATTGGTTGCCAGATGCTGCTGCACAACGTCGCAATGATCAAATAGGAGTTTCAATTCGCACCTGGGCGCATGAAGGATGGATTCATCTGACGGATGGCAACGTGACTGATTATTCATTTATAAAATCAAAGATTCTTGAGTTATCTGATCAGTACGACATTAAAGAGATTGCATTTGATAGATTTAACGCTACGCAGTTAGTTATTGAGTTAGGCAACGAAGGAATGACGATGTTTCCTTTTGGTCAAGGATTTGTGAGCATGTCGGCGCCAACAAAGGAACTTGAGCGACTTGTCAACATTGGAGAGCTTCAACACGATGGCAATCCGGTAACGCGTTGGATGATGAGTAATATTTTACTAAGACAAGATCCTGCAGCAAATATTAAAATCGATAAAGCTAAGTCAGGAGATAAGGTCGATGGACCAGTGTCGATAGTGATGGCTCTTGGAACATATATGCAAGAACAATCTAAAAACGTAGAAGATGGAGAACTATGGTTTACAAATATTTAGTCACGAAGACTTCATAAAGATTTATTATAATCAATTGCCGAATTTCAAAACTTACGGCGAGGCATACGAATATTGCGAGAGCTTATATCGTGAGAAATATGGTAAAAACAAATATAGTAGTTATGTTGTATTTCGTGCGACTCTTAGCCGATATATGAGGACTCATCCTAAATTGTAACAAAAAAAATAAATCTGTAAATTAATATTGTGGCATGGCTTCATTGTTAAGCATATTCAAACCAAAAACACAACAGCGCTCAAGCTTATCAGCTCCGACTGACTGGCTTATGCAATCATTGTCTTCATTGTTTGGCAGTCAAACAACGAGTGGAATGGCTGTAAATTCAAATAGTGCAATGAGCATCGCATCTGTTCACGCTTGCGTGAGAGTAATTGCTGATGCAATCTCAGGGCTTTCTTTTAAATTATATTTCGATGATGGTACAAATAAGCGTCAAGTTGTAGCACATTATTCTAATTATGTATTGAATGAGCCGAATCCATATCAAACTAAATTTGACTTCATGACTTTCATGACTGCGCAATTAGTTTTGAAAGGTAATGCTTACGCATATATTAAAAGGGACGAGAGATTTATTGCGACGGCATTGCATCCAATTGTAAGCGATACTGTATCAGCTTATCTTATGGACGGCGAGATGTTCTATCGTGTGAATGCTCCTGGATTCCCATCGGTTGTTCCCGCTTCGGATATGTTACACTTTAAAGGACTTTCAACTGATAATGTATTGGTGGGAAAATCGCCGATTGTAATGCATGCTGAAACATTAGGAATTGACCTTGCCGCTATTAAGTCGAGTGCCGCAGTTTATAAAAATGGAACCTTGAAATTCCTTTTGAAATCTCAGTCCAAAATAGATGCGGCGCAGGCTGCTCCTTTGAGAAAATCTCTTGACGATGTTATCGAAGGCAATCAAAGAAGTACAGTATTGCCGCATGGTGTTGAGATGGAAAAATTATCCATGACACCGGAAGAGGCGCAGTATATTCAAGCCCGTCAATTTTCAGCTGAAGAGATCGCTCGTATTTTTGGAGTGCCAGCCTCAATGATAGGAGCCAAGGATGGAATCAAATCAAGCGTTGAACAAGAGTATCAAGATTTTTATTCAAGGACTTTAATGAGTTATTGTATAAATATTGAACAGGAACTTCGCAGAAAATTATTAACTGAAAACGATAAAACTTTTTATTATTTTAAATTTAATTTTAATTCATTATTAAGAGCAAGCGCAAATGATCGCGCAGACTTTTATAATAAAGGAATAAGAGGCGGATGGTTAAGCCCTAATGAGGCAAGAGCATTTGAAGACGCAGAAGGATTTGACAATGGTGGCAAATATTACGTCGAGGCAAATCTTATTCCTGCGGATCAATTCGAGGCTTACATGAATGCAAAGATTGAACAACTCATGGCAAGCGCATACTCAAATAATAATCCAACCGGGAACAATAATAATACACAAGCATGAAAACTTTAAGAGCAATAGGGAGCATAAATTACAGAGCAGTTGGTGACGGTATGCCGAAAGAATTCGGAGGCATTGCTGCGGTAGTGGATGTGACTACAGATTTAAAATACTTTGAAGAGCGCATATTAAAAGGCGCATTTGATAACGCTTTGAAAAAAGATTATGACATCCGCTGTCTTTTTAATCATGAATGCGAATCAATCCTGGGCCGCACAAAAGCAAACACTTGTAATGTATTTGTAAACGCTGATGGAAATCTTGAATATACCTGGGTGCCAGATTACGAAAATCCATTGCACATGCAAGTTGCTCGTTCAATTATGCGCGGAGACATTACTCAATCGTCTTTTGCATTCACTGTGAAAGATAGATCATGGGAAAAATCTGATAAATATGGTGACTTATCTTTGCATATAATCAAAGAAGTGGACGAATTATTTGACGTGAGTCCTGTAACTTATCCTGCTTATGTTGACACCGAAGCTGAGGCTCGTAGCTTAGATATGACAAAACCCAAAAAACAAAATGAATCTGATCAAATAACAATACTTAAAACAAAATATAAATGAAAATCAAAGCTTTGAAAGAAGAAAAAGGACGTTTAATCGAGGAATTGAACGGACTTCAAAACAGCATTAACA